ATCTAAATACATTTTAAGATTCTTTTTAGTAACATCATTTAATTTAGTTAATTTACGATTATTATTATACCCAAGTAAATATAAATTTAATCCAAATTGATTTTTACTAAAAGTTAATTCTTCTCCAGGTTGTGTAGTTATTTGTTCATCTTGCACAACATAAGCTTTAGCTATATTACCATATCTTTCAGGCAACGCATAAATTCTAACAAGTAAATCATCTTTAGTTACCGACCTACTTTGAGCCTGGAAATATGCCATAGCATTTTGTTTAATTTCTTCTATAGATTCTACATCCATTCCTCCTGAAGATGGTTGATCATTAACTACACTCAATGAATTATTAACTCTCGTTATTTTACTACCATCTAATGTTGAAGGTAAACTTGTAACAATTTTAGAAGCAAAAGAATTTATTTCGCCTGACCTAACATTATGTTTAGAACCACCATCAAATGCATAAGTAATTTCCAATGAAGTATTAGACGGAGCTTCACCATATGCTCTAGTATTTGTAAAATTATTAGGATCAAAAGCAATTCCTAATTTAGATGGAGACCCTGGTAGATTACTACCAACATTATCGGGATTTGGAATTAATTCTTCGTCAGGAGTTACTAAAGTCCCTGCACCAAACCGCATTTCAGTTTTTTTATCTGGTCTTACATATGTTCTAAATCTTTTTGATGTTTTCAATCTTTTTAAAATATAAGGATTTGTAGCATCAAATTGAACTAATGATGTATCATTAGACTCTATATTTTGAAATTCTGAAAAAACCATATCTTGTGCTAAAAATGGAACCTCGTACCAAGTATTTCCATCTCCATCGGATACAGAAATAATATCTGTTACATTTTCTTCTGATAAGGTTATTCTATCATATTTAATTGGGCTTCCAAATGTAAATGATTCTGTTTTACTATATCCACTTACAACTGTTACTTTTTTATGTAATCTATAATATTCAATAGTTCCATTAGTTGATGTTTGTGAAATTTCTTTTACAACATCTCCCTGGTCTACTTTAAAATTACAATCAGTTAACAATCTATATTCAACTCCAAAATTAGGAGCGAATAGTCTAGTAGTTGCTTTAACATTTAAAGCATAATCATAATCTGGTTGTGTTGGGTCATCAGTCATAGCTGGAACTTCCTGTGAAAAAGTAACTGTAGCCATGGATGGTGATATCAATCTGGGAGTATATCCCATAAATTGTGCTATATTATATACTTGATTTTTTTCTTCTGCATAAGGTAACAAACTTTCTTTAAACATAGCATCAATGTAATAACCCAAAACATCTCCAACATATGCTGCAGATTCTAAAAACATAGTGCCAGGAGCAGATTCATTGAAATCTTTATAAGTATTAGGAAAATATGTTTTTGCAAATTCTATAAGGTTTCCTCTTAAACCTGCAAAATCTCTTCCTAAATATGATATATCTTTTTTATAAGTTGGCATATTTTAACTCCTAAGTATATACAATCATAGTAGTATTTGTTCTAGTTGGGTCATTTTTTAGAGCATAAGTAAGTGAAATGTTTAATCTTCTATTACGATTATCTATTTTGGTATCTATATTTACAATTCTAATATAGGGAAGCCATGTATCTATTGCGTCATTTAGTGCTTCATCTACTTTGTCTTTTATAGAATCGTCCATTTGCTCAAATAAAATAGATGCAAGTGCACATCCAAAAGTAGGATGAGCCACTCTTTCACCATATTTAGTTTTAAGTAAATTTTGAATATTAAACTCAGCTGCAGTCATAGTAGATTCTGATGGTGTCCAATTTTCATCAATTGGCAATCTTATCCCTATAGTAACATCTGGATCTTGATCATATTCTCTATTAGACGCCATTACTATCCTTCTTATTTATAGCTTTCATTAAACCACTATAATCTCTTGTTAAAGCTTTCATTGTAGATTCTGGAACTTTTTCAATTGGTACTCCTGCTGACTTAGCTGTCATTGCAGCGCCCAATTCTCTTTTAAATTCACCAGTGTTTCCAAATTCTCCGCTCTGCATTGCTACCTCTGTTACTTTATTCGAATCGAATATTCCTCCACCCATCGTAGGATAAGATTCAGTTCCATCACCCTGAGGGATTCCACCTTTAGTTTCATTCAAAACTTTATTTAACTCTTTATTTTTCGTATATTTAATTTCTTCTTTTTTACCAACTTTATATTCTTTTCTAATTGGATCTTTAAACTCTTTTTCGGTTAATGATTTTGAAACTAATTCGGTGAGAGAAGTAGAGTTTCCTTCTTTAATAAATATCTCATTCATTTGTTTTTTAACTTCCTTACGAACTACTCGTTCTATTATTTTTATCATCTCGCCTTTTTTCATAATTTACTCCATTATTTAATAACTATTATTTTTAACAATTAAGCTGATCTATTTTCAAGAACTATTACTAGCTTAAACATTCCATTTTGATCTTTTGTAAGATCCCACAACAATTGAAAATCGTATTTTATAGCAGGTTCTGCTTTATCTATATAAACTGCATTCATTCCTAGATTTTGTGAAAAATTTCTTGCAATTAACATAGCAGAGTCTACTTCTTTAGATAAACTTGTTTTCTGGGAACTTGATAGCGTCATCACTTCACGACTATTTAACATTCCAGTAGGAGATTTCCCTGCACCTATAGATTTTAAAGTAGTCAAATTATCCTTATATGTTTTCTTAGTATCTAATAATCTACCACCACTGATATCTCTACTAGATCTTAAAATACTTATTTCCTCATTCAAATCTTCTATATCTGATGCAAACATATTTGGGTCATCAGCTATATATCCTTCTCTTTCTTCCTCTTTACTTTTTAACTCATTTACCATACTATAATATTCATTATAATCTGTTTGTAAATTTGCCATCAATTTATGATTCTCTATTTCCACTTTCATTCTGTTTTGTAAATTAGCATCTCCGTCAGATTGCACTTTACTTAACTGTCCTGTAGCCTTTGCTTCTACTAAAACACTTTGGTATCGTTGAGGGTCGGCATTTACAAATTCTTTATTTTCTCTACTTTCTAAATAAAATGTAACTGCATTACCTTCTCTTGAAGCCCTTGTCCACTTTGACTGCAAAAGAGCTAGTTTTGGGTCTACACCTTTTTCTTTAACTACTTTTACATCCTTGATTAATGTAGCATTTTCTGTCATTAATCCTTTACTATCTGAAATCTGAGTACCTGCTCCTATCATGGCAGGTAATGCTACTCCATCTATAGTATCTTCACCATCATCAATATATTTTTGTCCAACCTGCATTGCTTCCATATTTGCACCTACAGTTGGATTTACTGCACTAGCAGCTATTTTAGCGGCTTTGAGTCCCGCCTTTGTCATCCTTATAAATTTTCTAGCTCCAGTAATTAACTTATCAACTTTAGATACATCTACTTTATTTAATATCGCGTCAATAGCCGCTAAAGCTGTTTCCATAGCCTGAAGATCTTTTATCGATATAGACCCTTCCATTCCTGGTTTTTTAGCTTTTTTAAGCTTCCGATTCATCTTCTTTAATTTTACAGTTTCTTCATTAACTGGAGTTGTTACACTATTAACTCCTCTTTCTATATTTTTACCTACAAATGTTTTAGCCATTATATATCACCAGCTTTAGATTCAGATATACCATCTTTTAATTTACTAATACCATGTTTTCCATCTGTAGCTAGAAATTCATCTAACTGCTCACGTATATCCATAAGGTATGTTTCCGCTGCAGCTTGTTGGGCACCCGAAGTGAATCCTCCTGCGGTAGTTGGATGAGATAAAATACCTGATATAATTTTTCCCAACATATCTAATATTTGATGCAGAACATCAGATACCTCATATCCCATTACTGCTGGTTCATTATTAATTTTAACATTTGGTGCATTAATATAAATGGTATCAGGACTGTTTATATGTATAGAATCTTGTCTACTTTGAAATATCAATTGATCAGAATTTATTATAATCTTATTACCATTATTATCATTCATTCTCTGTACATTTTGTACAGAAGCCATGGGAAAATTTTCTGTAGTATCACTATCTAATAAAATAGTCGATCCTTCTCTAAAAAATGTTGGTGAGAAAAATGATGCATTTTGTGGAGATTGACTTTGATTATTACTTAATCTAATACTAGGTTTTGATTCTTTATGATCCATTAAAATAGAAGAACCATATCTACTACTAATCTGCTTTGAACCTTGATTTACTATTGGTCTTTTCTTGGGATTTTTAGGAGCATCATAACCTTCAACTCTTTCTTGTATAGTTTTTAATGTATTTGAAGGTAAATCAGTCATACCAATTTCAGGACTATATGATGGTATAAGTCCATTTAAAGTAAGTTGATCTAAATAATAATTAGTTTCATTATATTTTATAACTGGTATAATTTCTTTTGGAAGTGGTAACTCAAATGAACTAACGTTTAACGGATACGCTTTTGCAGTTTTTTGTAATTTTTGTGATTCACTATAAATAAATTTACCTGACACCATTCCAAATTTACTCATATCATCTGCTGCATCATCTACAGTATCCCATACTTTGCTTACTTTCAAAAAATCTATTTCAAAAGATGCAAATCTATTATCTTCTGCATACTTTTTTATTAAAGAATAAATTTCACTTCTAAGAACAAATCTACCACCTACATCATCTCTTTTAGTTCCTATAGGTTCACTTTTTTCAAAAAATTTACCTTTATCCATTATGATTCTACTATTTTAGTTGGTTCTGGTTCTATTTTACTATTGATTTCATCTGTATATTTTTGTAAATCCTTAGCTACTGGATCTAAAGATTTTAACAAATCTTCTTTTTCTTTATCCGACAAACCAAATTCAAACTCACTAGAACCTTTTTGCTCTCCTACAACCAATCTTTGTACAATGGCTGCCATTTTTACTAACTGTTCATCGTTCTTAACCTTGATATCTAAATATTCTTTAATAGCTGGAATTAACTGTACCGCTGTATCTCCATCTTTAATAAATTGCACTACTTCTCTAATCAACACATCTAGTTGTTTTTTATTATCTGATGAGTTGTTGTAGATATCTTCAAAGATATCGGCCAATGATTTTTCTTTAAATACTTTATAATCTGACATGATTGATTTTAACCTTATTATTCATATATAAATATAACTGACATAAAAACCTCTTGTATATAAATATATAAGAACTTCGGAAATTTAGTTACTTAAATAGTTATTTTAGAGGGAAAAATGCCCTTATGATACATAACTAACGGGAGAATAACCATGAAGGAAGTCGTAACAATGGTTAAAGGATATATTGATGACTTAGCTCATTTGATGCTATCCTTTGTTGCCATAGGTGCTATTTCCGAAGTAATCTTCGGAACAGGCATTTTTGGTGTCAATGTTATTGGAAACCTAACAGCAATTATCAGTCAGTTTGGAGAAGGCGGTTTCGCCGGACTCGTAGCTTTATTGGTATTGGTTGGTTTATTCCGCAGCAAGTAAGCGGTGGAATGTTTTGATGGATGTACCTATATCCATCATATATAAAAAAAGGGAAGTTAATACTTCCCTTTTTTTTTGTTTAAAGATTCGGTCGTTTTTAAGTTGTTTATTAGTGAGAACTAAAAATCGGTTGAATCTTTAATATTTGATGATAGTGATAATGAATCTCATTATCATTATATATAAATTAATTAAGCAAAAATAGATCCAGTATTAGATGTATCTATAGAACCCCCCTTTTGGTATTCTGTATTTAAAAGTAAATACTGTTGTTTCATTTGATTAACCACTCTAGTAATATGTTGTGTATTAGAACCAGTCATTTCTCTAATTAAAATATAAAGAGCTTTCTTATTAAAATTTTCTAATGTGGTGCGCCGTTTAAATAACTCTAATACGGAATACGCTACATTTAAATCTTTTTTTCTTTTAAAATAAGTAGTTAAATTATTATCCCAAAAAACTACCATTTGTTCTACAAAATCATTATAATATTCATCCTCGTCTAACCTCGCCGTTTCAGATCCAACATTTCGTTTAAAATCTAATGAATCTATTGATGTATGTTGTTTCATTTTTTTATAGTTGTTATTATTATGTAGTATCAGCCAATTTTTTCCAACAATACTGAAATAACTAAATGCCTTTCCTTTATTTGGATCGTATTTATGTAAATTCATTAATAAAAATCCCACTACTTCGTGTTTTACATCTAGTAATGGTACATCAAAATAATAAAACTTAAAAGTATGTATCAAATTTTCTGCTAATTTATCAAAAGCTGCCTGTATATGCTCCTCATAAATTCTATTTTTAATGGGTATTTTATCGCAATTATTATATCTAATAATTGCATCTTGAGTTCTTTGTCCAAAATATATTTTACTTTTCTTTTTTCTTTTAACTGGCACTTTCTTGCTCCTCTAATCCTATTTTATTTAATTGTTCGGTTATATCTCTTAGTTGTGTAAATACCTCACCAACTTCATCGTCAGCTTCAAATACTCCTTTAGAATCAATAAGCTGCATATCACTATATGCCCTATTCATTCTATCACTAAAATCTTCTATCCAAGTTTCTAACATTTCTGTTTTTCTTGTAAGATTTAAAATTACATACCCTGCAACTGAGAATGCTATAATAAAAATTCCTAATAATATTTCTATTAACATTATTTATCTCCAAACAATTCTTCAAAAAGTTCCTTGGCTCTATCACTACTAACTTCTGTTTCATCTGTAGCCGTTAAAACTTCAGTAGTAGTATCCATTTGCTCTTTAAACTTCTCAATAGATTCTTCTTCTTTTTCTTTTTGTTTTACTTCACCTTGAACATGATGTTGTTTTTCTGCAACAGTTGACATCCAATCTGCCATATGTACTATATACTGTAATACATTTCTGGTAGCTGATGGTCTTTTGTAATACTGTTCATTTCCAGCATCAAACATTCCGTCAGACATTTTAATTGCTTTCCAAACTTCAGTACTAACATTAACATTAAACTGCTGAAGTATCCATAACGACCTATCTGTTACAGACATAAATTCTCCAATTTCATTATGTTTATAAAATTCTCCAAGCTTATTACGATGCCATTCTGAATCCTGTTCTCTGTAATATGGTGTATCTAAATCGCCCAGTTTACCCCAATCATGAAACATTGCGGCCATAAAAACGTCAGCATCTAGATGTATTACTTCTACGCCCAAATCCTCAAATTGTTTCTTTACTTTTAGAGCAGTTGTAGCAACTCTAACTGTATGATCTAAAAATCCACCAACAAAACAATTATGGTAATCTAATCTACCTGAAGCTGGTGCTTCCATTAATCTATTTTCAAAATGGCTAATGATAGATTTAACTCCTTCAAGAGTTTCCCCTTCTAAATAAGTTTCTACCATTTCCATTAACTCTTTATATCGTTCTATAATTTGATCAGTTGTAAGTGTAACCATAATTTAACTCCAAAACCCATGTTCTATATTTTTAGTTTTTTCTTTTTTATTTTCTAATTGATAATTCATAATCAATAACTCTGTTCCCTTATTTTGACTTTTGCCTTTTTGTGCAGAAGCCGGTTTTACAAAATCTTTTAATTCCCACTCATATTCATCTTTTGGAAACCAATCATGTAATTGATCAAAATCATAATATGATAAACTAAATCTTCCCTCTATATTTGTTAATACATCAGCTAATCTTTTATGATCATCTGTATCAAAATTATGTAATGAATAATAATTTTCTGTTTTCCAA